ATGGGGACGATAACGTCACGCCGCCGGAAGGATGGCAGCACGGGCTATACGGCCCAACTCCGCATCATGCGGGATGGAGTTCGAGTCTATCAGGAAAGCCAGACTTTCGACCGGAAGCAGACCGCGCAGGCCTGGCTGAAAAAGCGAGAAACTGAGCTCGCCCAGCCAGGGGCTCTGGAGCGTGCCAAGCGGAAGGGATCGACTGTCCAGCAGATGATCGCCCGCTACGTGGAACAGTTCGGTACCACGCTCGGCCGGACCAAGGAGGCTACGTTAAAAGCGATTGGCGAGACGTGGCTCGGTGACCTGGAGGACCGCGAACTCACCAGCCAGCGTCTGGTGGAATATGGCCAGTGGCGCATGGGCCCCGAAGGTGGCGGTGTACAGGCGCAGACGGTGGGCAATGACCTTTCGCATTTGGCGGCCGTACTGTCGATCGCGCGGCCGGCGTGGGGCTATGAGATCGATCCGCATGCCATGGCCGATGCCCGGCGGGTACTCAAGAAAATGGGCATGATCAGCAAGAGCAAGGAGCGTGATCGGCGTCCCGAGCCCCAGGAGCTGGACCTGCTGCTGGAGTACTTCTTCGAGATGCAGCGGCGCCGGCCGGCGTCGATCAACATGCCCAAGGTGATCGCCTTCGCCATCTTCTCCACCCGCCGCCAGGAGGAGATCACGCGGATCCGGTGGGACGACCTGGACGAGCGCCGCCAGGCGGTGCTGGTGCGCGACATGAAGAACCCGGGTCAGAAGATCGGCAACCACGTCTGGTGCCATCTACCGGATGAGGCCTGGGCCATCGTTCAGTCGATGCCGCGTGAGTGCGAGGAGATCTTCCCTTACAACGGGGACTCGATCTCGGCCTCCTTCACGAAGGCCTGCCAGTTCCTCGGCCTACAGGATCTGCGCTTCCACGACCTGCGGCATGACGGGGTCAGCCGGCTGTTCGAGATGGCCTGGGACATTCCTCGCGTGGCCAGCGTCTCGGGCCATCGCGACTGGAATTCGATGCGGCGCTATACGCACCTGAAAGGCCAGGGCGATCCCTATGCGGGATGGCCCTGGCTGGAAAGGATCATCGCGGCGCCGGTGGTGCTCGGCGCACGCGTCCCGCGCTAGCGTGCCCGGTTATGCAGCTTGTCGTTCTCGCGGACAGCCCGCTCACGCTGCACGTCCAGGTAACGAGCCAAGTCCGTCAGGTGCACGCCCTGGGCGGCTTTCTGGCTGTTCTCGATCCGCACCAGCGGCAGGTCGATGACGCCGGCCACGATCTTGCTGCGCAGCTTGGCGGGCGTCAGGTGGCTGAAGTAGTCAGCGCAAAGACGCTCCAGCGGGATGACCGCCGCGCCTTGGTACTGAGCCATGAGTAGGAACGTCGTGTTCAATGGGCGCCTCCAGTGCGGTCCAGGGTCTGGTTGATGACGCTGGCGTCCTGGTCCGTGAGCGCGCCGAGCGTGTTGGCCATGCTGGCCAGGGCCAGCAGGTGGATGCGATCGCCTAGGGCATTGCTGACCTGGTAGCGGATCAGTGCCTCGCCGAGTAGGGCGGTGGCCCTGCAGCGGCGGACGAGGGTCGGGTGGAGCGTGATAGGCTGGTGAGTGCTGCTGCTCTGAGTCATTGGCATGATGAGTCTCCAGGGGTGGTGGCAGGGCCTGGGGGAGTTGCCGCTCTCCCGGGCCTTTTCGTTTCTGTCTGTCAGCGGTTTCTGCTGGCCTTGTCCGCAGGTTGGTAGTGGGGGTTGCTGAAGACCCAGCAGCGAACCTTGCTGGGCCGGTTGTCGAGAGGGGCGGCGGCGCGCTGCAGCTCGCGAATGCGGCTGTCGACGGCCTTGTTGTCGAGGTAGCGGAACTGGCGGGAATCCTTGAGCAGCTCGCGCAGGGTGCTCATGTCGGCCAGGCGCTGACGGTGCTCAGCGGCGCGCTCGATGAATTCGTTGAGATTGATGGCCACCTCAGCCGGGTTCTTGCTGTGGTTGACGACCGGGTGCTCGCTGAGCGACTGCAGGTAGTCGTAGACCTGCCAGAACTCGGTCACCACCGGGTTATCCGCGCTGATGGCCGCCTGGCGTTCCAGGGCGATGCGGACCATGGTGCGCTGGGTCTGGCGGACCATGTCCTCGGGGATGGCGACCACTAGGGCCAGGCAGTCAAGCAGGGCGAGGAACATGGCGTGGTTCTTCACGATCCGCTCGATGCGCAGGTGGCCGACCAGGTCGCTTTGGCAGCTGCTGCAGCGATGGCTGTCGCCGCTCAGGCGGGTGCCACAGCAGAAGCAGGTGTCGCCCAGGCGGCGGAGCTTCGCCTCGTATTGCGGGAAGAGTTCGTGGAAGCGGGCCAGGACCTCGGATTCCTTGCGGGTGGCCAGCAGCAGGAAGTGGCTCAGGGCCTCGCCGTCCATGCGGCTCAGGGTGTCGGCCGCGGCGCGGCTCTCGTCGGTCAGCACAGGGCGGGTGAAGTGCAGCTTCACGATCCGGGTGAGGATGGCCTCGGAGGCGCTGACCGGGGCGTTCTGACTGATGGCGATGGTGCCGCGGAAGGGCGGCTCGTAGGTCTCGTTGCCCGCCGTCTTCATGCCGCGGGTGCGCAGAGTGCCGCCGCCGAAGAAGTCTTTCAGTTCGTCCCAGTCGAAGCTCTTGGCGTGGGCCTTCTCCGGATCGTTGCGATCGCCCTCGATCAGCACGATGGGCATGCCAGCGACCTGGCCCATGGCGCGGCTGCGTCCGGCGGTGGAGGACTTGGACGGGTCGAAGCCTTCGTAGCCGGCCCGGCCGAACAGCTTCCAGAGGAAGGTGAGCAGCGTGGTCTTGCCGGCGCCGGCTTCGCCGGTGGCTTCCAGGAAGGGGAAGGACTGGTAGCGGGCGCGGATCTGCTCGGCGAACAGCGAGCCGAACCAGAAGGTGAGGGCGGTGAGGCCGTTGGCGCCGAAGCAGGTCCAGAGCAGCGGCAGCCAGTCGCTGCGGTAGTCGCCGGCAGCAGGGTTGGGCTTGAGGCCGATGGTCTTCTGCAGGGTCTTGAGGCGCAGCTTGCCGAAGTCGAAGTAGTCCTCGTCGTTGACCTGGTGCAGCTGGCCCTCGCGCACCGCCAGGTCGCCGAAGACATAGCAGCCGTGCTCGCGGCTGTAGCCGACATAGTCCATGGTCTCTACGGTTTTCAGGCCGAAGAGCTGGTCCTTCATGATCTTGTCCAGCTGGGTGCCGCTGCCGGTGAAGACGGCGCCGGCGGCCATGCTGAGCAGGCGCTTCTTGAATTCGCTGGCGGCGGCGACCTGGGCGCCGGTGAAGGTGTTCTTCACCGGGGCGCCGTCATGGGGAAACTCCACGCGGAAGTAGTACCAGGACTCGTCAGTGACCTCGTTGCGCTGGAAGTACAGCGCCTGGGGCGCGCAGTTAGCGATCTCGACCACGTTGCCGGCCAGGCGCATGGCCTTGTCGCGCTGCTGCTTGGTGGTCAGCTCGCGGTCTTCGTCGCGCTCGGATTCCTCGATGTGGGTGAGGGCCTTGTTGTACTTGTCCAGGTCGAGCTTGAACCAGTAGAGGCGGCTCTCGAAGGTGAAGTGGAATTCGTGGCGCTCGCGCCATTCGTACATCAGCACCGCCTTCTCCGCGGCGGTGTCGGCCAGCAGCAGGGCGCCGTGGTACCGCGCCTCCTTGAGGTCCTGGTCGCGGCGTTCCTCGCGTTTCGCGTCGTCCTGCTCGAAGGCCCAGCGCTGGTGCAGATCGTTCCAGTCGACCTTGCGGCTGCCCGGTTGCGGGATCTGCGCGGCCTCGCACTTGAAGCCCAGTTCGCGGGCCTGGCGGGCCCAGCGGCGGATGTAGCGATGGGCGCCGGGTTCGTTGTCCAGGGCCCAGATTAGTTTCGGCAGCTTGCCCTGGCGCGCGCTGGCCAGGTCCTTGAGGGACTGCTCGGGGTAGGCGTTGCTGCTCATGGCCGAGACGGCAGCGATGCCATGGTGGGTCAGGGCGATGGCGTCGAAGATGCCCTCGACGATCCAGAGCTCCTGGACCGTCTGCAGATCCAGGCTCGGCGGGCACCACCAGACGCCGCGGTAGCTGGCACCGGGCTGGAAGCGCGCCTTCTGTTTGCCAAAGCGAGAGGGCCGATCGATCAGCCGTTCCCAATAGCCGCCCTTGGCCAGCGCGAAGCGCACGGTGGCCGAGCCGATGCTTTGGGTGCGGTCCCAATAGTTCTCCTGGCTGTACCAGCCTTTGATCAGGCCCAGATCGAAGCCGCGGGCGAACTGGAGGTAGCCATCAGCACTGGCGGCCGGGGCGTCGTTGGTGGGCTTGAAGCGCTCGGACCAGTCCTCAAACAGATCGCTATAGAGCTCCTTGACGTGCCAGGTCTGGCCGCACTTCGATTCGCGGCCGCACTTGAGCACCCAGGGCGCGCGGTGATCGGTGAACAGCTCGCGCTTGTGGCAGGCCGGGCACTCGCCCTTGCGCATGTAGTTCGTCCCGCCGATATGCCGCATGCCGAGGTCGCCCTCGAGGCGCTGCAGCACGTCGGCGCGGAGCTGGTGATCCATCGCGTACATGCTCAGCACTCCACCTGGGCTAGCTGAGCGCGGATCTGGGTAGCGGTCTGGTGGGCAGCGAGCATGGAGGGGAAGCGGCGGAGGATGGCGGCGCGGCGCTTGTCGGTGTCCTCGATGCGGACATAGCGCGGCTCGTTCCAGTGCTGGTTGATGGTGTAATCGGCGCGGCCCTGGAGCCAACGGGCGAAGGTTTCAGCGACCGCCGGCGGCAGCTCGATCTGGACGGGAAGGGTGTTCGGCATGGTGGTTCTCGCGGCAAAAAGGCGCAGTTCACCCATACCCACGCAAGGCGGGCATGGATCAGGCAGTCATGGGGTTAGCGGGTGGTGCGTTGGGTGCCGGGGTCTTCGTCGATCAGGGCGTCGAAGATCTCCTGGACCGGGATCCGGTACCGCAGGCCGGTGGCCGGGTTGACCAGGACGACGACGTCGCCGGTACTGGAGTCGATGTCTAGGAAGCGATGGCCCTTGAGAGCTTCGAGCTGGTCATGGGCGCGGGCCACCAGGCGCTCGGCGGTGTGTTGCGGCACGCCCATCAGCTGCAGGTGTTCGGCGGCGCAGGTGAGCAGGGCCTGGCTGTGTCCCAGGTGCTCGCACTCATGGCGGCGCAGGTAGGTCAGGGCAGCGGCCTGCATAGTGTCGAGGTAGTCAGCGGGGTGGTTGGCGGTAGTCACGATGCGATGTCCTCTCTGGCGGGCTGCTGGGCTTCTTCCTGGTCGTCGAGCAGACCAAGCTGCTGTTCGCGGATGGCGAGATTGCTGGCGTACACCTTCTGCGCCATGGCGTTGAGGTGGCTGGTGCTGGGCGGCAGCTCGCAGGCCGGCGCGTTGGGCAGGCCGCTGGGGCTGGCCAGGTGGGTCAGCTCGGTGTGGGCGTAGAACGACGCGCTGCAGGGCGCGAAGTGACACTGGAATACCTGCTGGCGCAGGAATACGTGGGCGAACCAGCTGGTCCGGCAGACCAGGGGTGCCCCGCAGAAGCAGCACCAGAACTGCCCCTTCTTCTGTTTTTTGAACAACGCCATTTCTCTTCCCTGCCGCCTGGGGCGGCTCCGGCCTAGCCGGGTTCTGGCGCTCCGCGCCGACTTCGTGCCCGCCGTCCTGGCAGGCTTTCAGGGTGTGTCTTGTGGCTAGTGCTTGCGGCCGCCGCCTCTCGCCGCGTGCAGCTTGATCACCGCCCAGACCTCTTCCTCGCGGGCTGCCAGGTGCCGGCGGTGGGCGCCGAGGATCTGGACAACTTCCTTCTCGTCGATGACGCCGTCTTCGAGCGCCTGGCCGATGATCTGGTCCACCAGGCCGCGCTTGACGGCGGTCTTCACCGAGCGGGCGTAGAGGTCTAGGTTGTCCAGATCGCCGACCTCGGCCTGGCGCACGAAGAAGCCGCCGTACTGAGCCGCGAGGTAGTCCACCAGGTGGGTGGTACCGGTCTCCTGCTCCAGCAGCAGGATCTGCTGGTCATTGAGCGGGCGGCAGCCGGCGGTCTCGTAGGCGTGGTTGTCGAATTTCTTGAGCGGCAGGCCGAGGCGGGCGGCAGCGCATTCACGACCGCCCGGGTAAGCGCAAATCACGGCGCTGATGACCTGGCGGCGGGTTTCTAGGGCAGGGCGTTTCATCTTCCAGTTTCTCCCTGGGCCAGGCGGCCCTAGTGTTGGGCCGCGGTGGTGGCAGGGATTTCGCCTTGCTTGATCCCGAGCAGTACGGCTGCGCGGTGGGATTCCCCTCGACGGCCCTTCTTGCGGCCATTCAGCAGGTCGCTGACCAAATTCTTGTTCAGCGAGTAAGTGCGACAGAACTCAGCGATGGATATGCCCGCTCGATCCAGCTGGGCACGGGCTTGCTCGGGAGTCAGAGGGGCGGGCATAGTGTTCCTATGTGTTCAAACGTGTTCATTGAGAGCTGATTATGCATCCGATAGGGCGCAAGTCAAAGGATATTGTGTGCAAGCGCGTGCATTAGGCGACAGACTGCGTGAAGAACGAGACCGGCTGAACTTGACCCAGGACGAACTAGGCCAAATCGGCGGCGTAAATCGGAATTCGCAGGGCAAGTACGAGAAGGGGGAGCGGAACCCTGACTCCGCATATCTGGAGGCAGTGGCCGTAGCTGGCGTAGATGTTCTCTATGTCCTGACAGGAAAGCGTCAGCCGATAGAGGCGACCGCCCTAACTCCTGAAGAGCAGGAAGTCGTCACCTATTTCCGAGGCCTGTCTGAAAAGAGCAAAGACGCTTCCCTCCGAATGCTATTCGGGCTGGCCGCTGCAGACGGCGCCCTGGACTTCAACAAGGCCTAAGCCTGCTAGGCTCCGGTCAGGGGCGAGGACATCTCGCCATGAGCCAGGAGCTTTTCCATGACGATGCAACGTGGCGCCACTACATGCCGACTCTCGCTGTTCGCTTTCATCGGTGGCTTGGCCATGGCTGGCGGCTTGCTCCACTCTGACTCCGGCGAAGCCGCCACGCAGGTACCGTTGTTGGCTCCCACCGTCGCAGAAAAGAACCTCAAGCTACCCATTGATACCTTCCTAGAACGTCTTAACGGCCACCTCGCGCGCGAAAAGGTAGGCTTTCAGGTTGAAAAGCCGCTGGTTGGTAAGGGCGCTACATTCGATGTCATGAAAGTGAAGGTCGGCCCGTACAACACGGTATTAGCTGCGTTGAACAAGGAATCCCAACAAATCAAGGATCTGATGGTTGTGAGTGCCGGCGATGACACTCCCATAGCGCAAGCAACCATCTTCGTGGTTATCAGCTCAGTGCTTGCTGCAACCACTTCTGACCTGCAGTCCACTGATGTGCAGACCAAGCTGCCTGCGATCTTGAAGGGCAAGCAGCAACAGCACGGAGACGTCATATTTCGTGCGAGCAGGTCGCCCGCATACGGGACGATTGTTATAGCTCAATCCGCGCTGTAACTGATTTCCATGGACTCAGGCAATCAGCAGCGATCGTAGCGTGAGAACATCACGCCTGGCGCTCTAGGCCGGGCCTTTTGTTTCAGAAGGCGACGATGGGTTGGCGACCTACGTCACAAAAGGTACTGTATGCAAATACAGTATTTGGAGGCTTGAGCAACCATGGACAAGGCGAGTCTTAACCCACTACCCCTTCGAAAACGGCAGAAGCGCTATCTGCGCTTGGTCGGGCGCGAAGTCGAGATGCTCGACATCTTTCGACAGCTACATGAAGCAGACCAAGAGCGCGTGCTGCTGGTGATCCGTGGCATTGCACGCACTACTGGCCCTCTCTTTCCCGGACGCTGAGGCTCCACTCGTCGCTTCGTCTGTTGACCTCGTTGTAACAGCGTCACCTATACTGTTTAAGCGTACAGTATCAAGGTGCCACCATGGATGCTTTCCAGACACGGGGTCGCAGTCTCGCCCAGCTCGCGCTCTCCCAAGCGCGGTTGAAGTTCACCGGCTTTCAGAGTCCAGCCGAGGATCATGCGCAGCTGCCACTCTCGATCGATGAGGCGATTGGCTGGGGCTCGATTTCAGTAGATTGTGGAAGGCCGCAACCGACCCAAAGCTGACGTCGCCGTAGGCAGCTAGCGGCCAGAAGCGGCCGGTCGGGCCTATAGATAAACTCGCCCCCTTCCCAAGACATAGGCGGGAGACATGGTATTTAGTTTTACTTTATTTTTACCTTTGAAAAAATATTTCGAAACCGATCATACAGCTCACCAGCTTCAGCTGTCGGTGTGGCATCTAGTCTGGATGCGAATATCTTATAGTAGGAGCCGTACATCTTTCTGTCTTTTGCTTTGTTCCAGGTCCAGCCAATACCTTTCCCGAGCCCTATATTCAACTCGGCACCTGTGGCGGTGCGCTCTAGCACGAATCTAAATATTTCATTGTTTAATGACTTTGCTAAAGTAGTTAGTAAGTCCGCAATACTTGCAGCGTCTTTTACTTTTAGCTTTAAAGGCTTTTCGATAAAATGCTTATGATTTGAAAGCCCGAGTTCGATTGCATTTTTCGTTCCCAGCTTTCCGAATCGATGTACACAGCAATGACGTATTTCACAGACGGAATTGTAATTGCTAAGCAGTTCAACCAAGGCCTTGTCTTTTAGATCAAAATTTAAAAATTTCTTAAGGCCGTCAATTATCCCTTTTTTCCCCGAAAACACTGATTCTTCAAGAAGCGCCTCTGGAAGCATTTCTTGCCTTTGATGTTTTGCAGCGCCATAGGATAATACAGCCTTCTCGCAAGCTTTTTGACAATAAGGGTCTATAAATACAACTCTACGGAGAAGTGCGCGCATGAAGCTTTCGACGGCAGATACATACCCTAGTATTAAAAGAATACCTAGCTCTGTTTCAATAACTTCATCTGCTTCGCGGGCCACCCACATTCGATTCAGCCTTAGGGTATTTTCGATAAATTGATCAATAGGTGATACATCAGAGTCGTCGTGACTGACGTCAAAAAGTGTACCTGTTTGGATTGCACCTATCAGAGGCCTTACGGCTACCAAATTTGCAAAATCGTTTTCCGTAACTTTAATTGTCATAGTTAGGATAGAAAGTCATCTGCGAAGCCATTAAGAACGTCTACGATCTTTGCCGTTCTACGACGACCGAAGCCCCTTACCGTTAGCAAATCTGCCGCTGGGTCTTGCTTTGCCAGAAAGTCGCGAAGTGTTTTCAATAAAGGTAAGTGTTGGGAGATTTGGTCCCGCTGCCAAGCTGTAAGTCCCGGAACATCGGAGATAAAGGTTTCGAGGCACAATGAGAATGTAGACGCATCAACCAGTTGCTGTCCGCAATTGTGGCAGAACCGCTGGTTATCGGTCAGGCGACGAGTACCGCATGAGCTGCATTTCGGCAGAGATAATGTGAGCCCATCAAGGTCGACAGTGCTTACAACTCTCTTTAAGCTTTTTCGTACAGGGTGCTTGGCCGATTTAAACGCAATAGCCTCAACTGTTTGGTTAATGGTCCCCCCCGCGCCAGTACCACCTAATGCTCGTACCGTTAATAGATGAGCGGTATGAGGAATGAATCGATGATAAATTCTAGTAGGCGTGCCATGTTTAACTGTACCATTGTCATAGATCAGTCCTGCCTCAACTAAGAGGTTGAACATGCGTTCTACAATAGCAGTCATTTCTGATTCGGCGACACCGTATGTGAGCTGCTTAAATTTTTTGGGGGCTATAGTCTCATTGAAGGATTTAAGCTCCGAGACAATACCATTTAAAACTTGCTCCCCAGCGATGACGAGCGATTCGATTTTTGGAACTTTTTTTCCCAAAGATCTGAATTCTGCATTTCGCGCGTCAAGATGCTCTTGGATAATCTGATTAACCGCTTGCTGGCTAGAGCGAAACCCTCCCCGTCGATACTCATCTAGCATTGTTAGGTAAGCACGAGGGATACCAAATGCTGCAAAGCGAAGCATTTGTGTGTGTGAAACATTGATGGTTTGAAAATCAGGCACGCGAGCCCGCGCAATGTCATCCATTATTTCATTGTAATTTGAATCTTCGACACAGAGCCATACTGGTATAGAAATTGAGTCTTGGCCTTCATGGAATTTATAACTGACCTCAGTAGTTCCGGGGTATACGGAAACTTTAGGGGCCAGATCAATGGATTTCAGCGACCTGACAATATCAAGGAACTCAATCAAGAAGTCCGGAGCCAAGGTAAGTGCTGCGTCATCCATAAGAAGGATCGTGTACTTTCTTCCGAGAAGTCGTCGAGCGTTAGAAATAAAAGATTGCACTACCTCTATCGTAAGGCTTGAGGCAATCTCCGAGTTTTTTTCGTCCAGAGGTAGATTGCGCTCTACTCGATTGACGTATGTTTTGATAGCATCAATCGAAACTTCACTTGATAGAGTAGAGTGAGCCTTTCTTGAATCTTTCCATTCAGTTAAACTGTCGAACAAAGCCAGAACAACTCTAGCCAAAACCCAAGAATGAAACTGATAAAGAGCATTAGAGTTTGTTGAAAGTAGTGGCTCTAGTCTGAAGTATCTATTGAAGGTGACATAAATGGCAAAAGGATTTTTACTATTATCTCGGCAGCTAAGCCAAGCATAGCGCATCATGTGCGTTTTCCCACATCCTCTTGGGCCAACAATCGTACGCAGAGCGCGATTGGTCAGTTCCTTGTGTACAGACTGAAAAAGATCGCCTGTTTGGGAAGTTTCTTTGGGTAAATCTTCGATCGGGATGTAATCTGCCCGCTGCTGTAATACGCTTTCGAGATTATTAGTAGTCATCCGTAATTTCTAATCCAGTTCTAAATCTAGAAGTCGGGCAGCCGTTATAAATCGGGCACCTACACCCTGAGAGATCTTATCAAGCTGAGCGCGGCCTGAGTCGCTTGTCAGTAACCGTAATACTTCATCGGAAGATGACTTGGGAGTTAGGGCAAAGAAACAATCCGTGATAAGTATTGGGCCATTTTTTACAAGAACTACTTTTCTGCTTAAATTTCGCCCCACACGTGCGACAAGTATGTCGCCCTCACGTGCATAGCTACCGCCCAAAGCTTCAGCATCAGATTGTGATACTAAAAACCTAGGTGAAATATTGGACTCGTAATCTGACAAATCTGTAATGTGAAAGATTGGTAGTTTTACTAACTTTCTTGAGCTAGAGCTATAACTACCCCTAGAAACTGAAGAAATCAAATCGCTCAGCTTTCGTTTAATCCTCGTTCTTGTTTTTTTGCTTTTGTTTTGGACGTGGTGACTATAGTCGATCCGCGCGATAGCTTCCTCAGATGGTATGTTTACCGCCTCAGAAAGAACGCCGTTCAGTTCGAGCTTTCTACTTGGGACGGTCGACTTTTGCGCTCCGTCCTTTGAAAGTATAACAATGTGTGTTTGAGCTTCTGTCTTACGAAAGATATTTCGTGGTAGTTCAATAATTAGCTCTAGGGAATGGTTCTCAATCAGTGCGCGCCGAAACCGACCGAATCTTTCACCTGTAATTAAACCATCTGGAAGTATTAGTCCAAGCTTCCCGCCACTCTTAAGAAAGCGTAGATTTTGTGCCGCAAATAGTATTCCTGCGGGTGCACTTTTTGCTTCTGGAAGGACATGGCTAAGGCCGACTTCTTCGAGAATATTGCCGAAATGTTCCTGCCAGATAGGGCGAATATATGGTGGATTACATACGGCAGCACACGCCTGCGACCAGCCGAGCCCTATTCGATCGCCCAATTTTAGGTCGAGTGCATCACCTGTAAAATGCACAAAAGACGGTCCCCGTAGCGTCGGTAGGCGGCCGCTATCCGCTTGCTCGTCAATATCTACGGTGAGATAGCGTTCTGCTACCCACTGATTCGCGGCTTCAGTTACCAGCGCACCATCACCTGCACCTAAGTCAATGACAGTCCCAGGTGTAGCCAGCTTCATGGAGCTGATCAGAAGCGAGGCGACTGTTTCTTGGGTGTAGTATCGACCGAGATGGTCAGAGGTTCTAGGTTCCATGGGGTACTGCTTTGTTGGGCGCTCGGAGAGCGACTTTACAGGGGTTTACCGTGTCTTAGAACCGAATTGCCCAAACTTTCGTAGACAGTTTTTGGCGTCCGTTTTTGGTCGCTAGCTGCCCTACGGCAACGGCAGCTTTGGGTCGACAGCGGCCATTTGCATCGGATCTCGTCGACCAGGCTGGCAACTAAGTCCTCAGGCAGCTTGGTCTCCAGCTCTAGCCGAGTGGTGTAGCCGCCTTCCGCGGTGAGGTTGTGCTGCACGTTCCGCCCGTACCAGATGATGGCGTCGATCTCGGTCTTCACGCTCTGCAGGGTGTAGGTGAGTTCAGGCATGAGCTCCGGGCGGCCGAAGGCGAGCTGGTAGGTGAGGGGGGCGGTACCGCGCTGCAGGCGTTTCCACTCGGCCAGGTATCTAGAGAACCCTTGCCTAGGCCTTCCTATGCCATCCCATGGGCGCGAATACTGACGCCTGGCTCATAGCCGTCAAAGACGGCTACCTGCGATACATCGCAGTCTGGATACATCCACTTGGCCAAGTTTGCTATTACCCATTCCTTGCTCAGCCCACACGTACCATGGCTGCTCTCGGCAGGTAGACGAACCAGGGTTAAGCCAGCTTTATAGCCGGTGGTAACCATCAACCAAAACGGCGATCTTCTTCCTGTGTTTCGAAAATCATGAAATCCACCGTTGCTTCGTACGGGTATTTTCCGGGGGCCCTGAACACGTTTCCGCGCTGAAAAGCATCGCTGGTGCAATCGATAAGCTTGGTCACTGACTTCTACTCCATCCTGCTGACTGGAGATTTTGCCTGATAGGACGCGCCGCGACCTACGTGGGACGGGCAGGCGAGAAGCTGCGGGAGCCGGGGGCGCTGTGCTCCACGCTGCTGGTGAGCGTGCAGAACGGCCAGCATTAGCCCGAAGAGCGCCGCTATTACCGCAGCTTGGGCATCCAGCTCGGGTCCCCTACCGATGACACCCGCATCTTGGTCCAGGCGCCCTAGCCGGGCTGGACCTGATCTATCGCGAGGGCTACGCCTACTCGAAGTGCGCGGTGGTGCTGGGCAGCATCGTACAGACGGACGAGTTCACGCCGGCTCTCTTCGCCCCGGCCGGGTAGGGGCGGCCCAGCAAGCTGATGCAGGTAGTGGACCGGATCAATGCACGGTACGGGCGGGCGGCGCTGCATATAGGGCGCGTGCCTGCCGATCCGGGGTGGCAGATGCGGCGGGAGCTGTTGTCTAGGGGGTATACCACGCGGTGGGGGGAGTCGCCTCAAGCGGTATAGAAGTTCTACAAGACCGTAAGTGATCCCATTAGCTCAGTGGCATGGACAACGAACTCGCCTGTATAGGCTGCTATTTTGCCTCTCACCAAGGTTGTCTTGGAGCGAATAATACCTTCTGTATCCACGAGACGACCGCGCAGCGGACTGTGACAGAAATAGTCGGTCTTTCAATTCTTTGAAACGTTATTGCAATAAATCTGTAGTGAAGTGACCGCCCGCGTTGTCCATTCGGTCCCTTTTGATGAATCCCTCTCGTTCTCTGCGTGCTCAACTGCTGCTGCTCATCGGCAGCGGCCTCGTCCTGTTACTGGCATTGGCCCTGGCCGGTTTCGGCCTGCTATCCCGGCAACTGGACGGCTATCAAAGCCTCCTCACCGGTCCGCTGGAGGAGGCGCGGCTGGTGGACGCCACCAATCTGGCCTTCAAATCCCAGGTGCAGGAGTGGAAGAACGTGCTGCTGCGTGGCGGTGCCGCCGACCAGCGCGAGCGCTACTGGAAGCAATTCCAAGAAGAGGAGGCGCGGGTCCAGACCGCTCTGGAACAACTGCAGCGGCGGGCCGATGAACCCGAATTGCGCCAGCGCCTGCAGCAACTCGCCCAGAGTCATCGGGAGATGGGCGAAGCCTATCGACGCGGCCTGGCGGCCTATGTCGCCGCGGACTATGCCGCGGCCCAGGGCGATGCCGCGGTTAAGGGCATCGACCGGGCCACCAGCGAGCAGCTGTCCGGTCTGGTCACCGAGTTGCACGCGCGCGCCAACAGCCAGGCCGAGGCCCTGAGTGCCGAGGCGCGGCGCACCGTACTGTTGGCGGTCGGCGCCATGCTCGCCTTCGCCGCCCTGATCGCCCTGCTCAGCGCCTGGCTGGTCAACCGCCGCATCGTCGGGCCGCTGGCGCGGGTCACCGAGCAACTGGTCCAGCTCAGCGAGGGTCGCCTGGGGCAGCCCCTGGCCGAGTCGCGGCGCGATGAGGTGGGTCGGCTGGCTCGCGCCGCCAACCGCCTGCGCGAGTTTTTCGTCGATCTGGCCGGCCAGTTGCGCCAGGGCACCGGGGCGCTCGATGCCACCACCCAGGAGCTGGGTGCCATCGCCCAACGCAGCGGCGAGGGTATCCGCGACCAGTTTTCGCGTACCGATCAGGTGGCCACCGCCATGCACGAGATGAGCGCCACGGCGGAAGAGGTGGCCCGTCACTCCGGCAGCGCCGCCACGGCGGCCAACGATGCGGATCGTGCGGCCCAGGAAGGCGAGACGAGCATGACCCAGACCATCGCCACCATCGAGCGGATGCATGCCGAGATCACCCGCACCGCCGCCGTCATCGCCCGCCTAGAGCACGACAGCGAGCGTATCGGCAGTGTGCTGGAGGTCATTCGCGGCATCGCCGACCAGACCAACCTGCTGGCGCTCAACGCGGCCATCGAGGCCGCTCGGGCGGGCGACGCCGGGCGTGGCTTCGCCGTCGTGGCCGATGAGGTCCGCAGCCTGGCGGTGCGCACCGCCAGTTCCATCAGCGAGATCCATCAACTGATCGCGACGCTGCAGGGCGCCGCCCACGAAGCCGCAGAAGCGGTGCGTGCGGGCGCCGCCGAAAGCAGTGCCGGACGCGATCAGGTGGTGGCTTCGGGCGAGCGGTTGCGCAGCATCACCCTGGCCGTGGAAGCCATTCGCGACATGAACCGGCAGATCGCCACGGCGGCCGAGGAGCAGACTTCGGTGGCCGAGGACATCGCTCGCAACCTGGCGGAGATCGTTACCGTCGCCCAGCACAATGAAGAGGATCTGCAACGTACCCAGAGTGCCAGCGAACGCTTGCACGGCGTCTCCCAGGACCTGTCCCGGCTGGCCGGTCGTCTACAGGACTGATTGACTGTTCATCCAGGCAAGCGTCAGGTTGCCTGCATCTTCTTCCATTCTCGTCCCACGGCGCGCTTCGCCGTCGCCTTCGTCGCGTACAGGTGCCGCAGACGCCGCGGCTTGCTCCGGTCGCCCTCGGTGAGGGTGTGCTCCTTGCCGGTCTTGGGATTGCGGTAGTAGGCGATGATGCCGGTGTAGTCGCCCTGGATCTCCTCGACTAGGTCCGCGACCAGGTCTTCCGGCAGCTAGGCTTCCAGCTCCAGGCGCGTGGTGTAGCCGCCGTCTGCCGTGAGGCTGTGCTGCACGTTCCCCCCGTACCAGACGATGGCGTCGATCTCGGTCTTCACACCCTGCAGGGTGTAGGTGAGCTCGGGCATGAGCTCGGGGCGGCTCAGCGAGCTGATGCAGGTGGTAGACCGGATCAATGCGCGGTATGGCCAGGCGACGCTTCACGTGGGGCGGGTGCCCGCCGATCCTGGGTAGCAGATGCGGCGGGAGCTGCTGTCGCGGGGGTATATGACGCGGAGGGGGGTTAGGCAAGGAGAGTTCGCAGGGCGTTAGACGGCCGGTCTAGGTGACTTTGGCTACTGCGGGATCCGCTAATTCAGCGAGGGCGATGAGGGATGGTTCGGCGTGTTGCGCCCGCGATGTAGCGCTAGACAGATGAGACGATAGGTCTGGCTCCTATGCGGGAACACCCGGAACATTTCACGTCTTGGTAGGAATCTCGTAAGGGGTGACGGTGAAGGTCGCCTTCGTACGATTCAGGGTTAGGCAGTCCCCCACAAGGCTTCCAATGACGATGTCTGTGTTCAGCAGGTAGAGAACGCCCCCTCGGATGTCGCCCATGGCCTGTTGAAGATCCAGCTTTCCGTGGCGGAAGAGGAATAGCTTTCCCTCCTTCAAAAGACTGGACGGCGCTGCAGTGTCGTCGTTGGGTATGACGATGTAGGTAGCGTTCGAATCGAATAGAAATGTATCGCCCATAACCAAAACGCTACCGCACGGCCGAGCGGGAAGCAGATCACAGGTGCAGATTAGGCAGATAAGCCATGATGGTGCTCTCGAGTTTTTGGTAGTGCCCCCGGCTTACTAAGGAAGCCTACCTTGGCGCCCAACTTGAATTGGTCTGCGCCAGGATAGCCCGACGTGACCAAAATGAGGATAGTGGGCCAGCGCTGAGACGCAAGGCTGGCCAAGCCTAGCTCATTGAAACGGCCGGGCGTCATCAGATCAGTGATGATCAAGTCAAAGATATCGGGGGAGGCCGACAGGTACTCAATACCGGCGTCTGCCGTTTCAAACTCGATTACCGAGGTACCCAGTTCAGCGAGCAACTCGCTTAGCAGCTCGCGTATCAACGGCTCGTCCTCAATCAAAAGGACCAACGATTTCGTATGGGTCATGAAATCTTGGTGCAGGGCTTTGAAGAGGCGGCATGTTTCCATTAACCGACCGCGTTTTGCCGAGTACGGTTCAACCACCCATCTGCTCCACTTAACCCTGCGTCATTTTCCTCCACTCTCTCTCCACCGCCCGCTTCGCCGTCGCTTTGGTGGCGTACAGGTGCCTTAGCCTCCGCGGCTTGCTCTGGTCGCCCTCAGTCAGGGTATGTTCCTTGCCCGTCTTAGGATCGCGGTAGTAGGCGATGATGCCGGTGTAGTCGCCCTGGATCTCGTCGACTAAGTCGGCGACCAGGTCCTCGGGAAGCTTGGCTTCCAGCTCGAGGCGCGTGGTGTAGCCGCCGTCCGCGGTGAGGCTGTGCTGCACGTTCCCCCCGTACCAGATGATGGCATCGATCTCGGCCTTCACGCCCTGCAAGGTGTAGGTGAGTTCGGGCATCAGCTCTGGGCGACCCAGGGCAAGCTGGTAGGTGAGGGTGGCGGTACCGCGCTGCAGGCGGTTCCACTCGGCCCGGGCGGCGCGCAGCGCGGAGAGCTGGTCGGCGTAGACGTGGCGCAGGTCCTTCACGTTGTCGCCGCCGCCGGCGATGGCTTCCTGTTTCTTGGCGCTGTTGACGTCGTAGTAGAAGGCGCGCACGGCGTCGTAGCTCTCGCGATCGGCCTGTAGGTAGCTGTGCTGGTCGCCGTCCTGGCGGGTGAGGGTGACGTGGCCCAGGTCGGCGCCGCTAACTGCCTTGCCGCCGCCGGCCGGAAGGAACAGCAGGCGTCCCGCTTTCACGGTGGCCACCGCATCATAGTCTTCACCCAGCCGGGTGAGGAGGTTGGCGTCCGATTCGCTGGTCTGGTCCAGCTGCAGGACCTGCTGCGCCTCGAGGTCGGGCGGGATGAGCGGGGTGAGGCCCTGGCGCGCGGCCAGGACGCGCAGCACCGCGCCCAGGGTGGTGGCGCTGTAGCTCTGGTCCCGTTTGGTCTTGAGGCCCTTTCGCAGGTCAGCGCTGCGGGCGCGAATGCTGAGAACGTCGGGGGCGCCGCTATGCTCAGTCTCGTCGACGATGTAGCTGCCCTTGTCGATCAGGCCGGTGGTGGACCAGCCCAGCCAGAGGCGGATCTTGGCGCCCCGGGGTGGGATGGCCAGCAGGCCGTCGTGGTCGGACAGCAACAGGCTCAGCTGGTCGGCGTCGAGGCCGCGGTTGTCCGTCAGATCCAGGCTGATCAGCCGCGGCGCGATGAGGGCGCTGATGTCCTGGCCGTCGACCAAGATCTGGTAGCGGGCCTGGGCGTAGGTCGCGCCCTGCGCCAGGTCGCGGCCGAGGGTGCGCAGCTGGCCGGTGGCGGTGTCGAGCAGCTCCTGGATCACAGCAGTTTCCTCAGCAGTGTGCCCATGCCGGCCATGCCGGCGCCGAGCAGCTCGCGGCCGGTGTCGTCGTCGACGCGCTTGAGGGTGATGCTGAATTCGATGCGGCGCGGGGTGCCGTCCAAGAAGAAGAGTGTCTTGGTCTCGGTGATGCTCTCGATGACCCAGAGGCCGTAGATCCGCCCGCTGCCCTCGATCAGCGGCCAGGCGCCGCCGGTACCGGCCATGTAGCGCAGCACGTCCAGGCTGCTGGGCGTGCCGGCAAGCTCCGGGGCGAGCCAACCGGGCAGGGTGATGCTGTCGTCGCCCTTGCCGAGGAACTGGCGCGCCGGCGCGGCACCCACGCGGGAGCTGCTGGCGTGGCGGTAGTCGGTCTGCCGCTGCAGCTCCTGGTAGGCGAGGGTGTAGAGGCTGAAGATGAAATTGCCGAGGGCCATCATCATGGTGGTCAGGTCCTGTCTCTGAGGCTGCTGCGGCTGCGGGCGGCTTTCTCGGCCTGCAGGCGGGCCAGCTCGGCACGGACCTGACGGGCGATGGCCTGCGGATCCTGCGCTGGAGCGGCGTGGATATGGATTTCGTAATGGTCACCTGGTGCGGGCGCTGGAAGCGGCGCTGGCGGCAACGCGGGCCGGCTATCGAAGGCGATCGGCTCGCGTGCTGGCTGCTGCAGCGTGGCCTGGCGTACCGCCTCGATCTGCCGCTGGAGCGGTGTGGTGTCGCTAGCCGGCTGAGCCAGCGCGACGGTTGCCGGCTGCTTGGTGGCTTGGCGTACCGCTTCGATCTGCTGTTGCTGGGCAGTAGGTTGCGGCTGAGCTGCGGCCATCTGCGGGCAACCGCCGAGAGCAAGCGCCGCTGTTGCCGTAGCCGCGATACGCTTGGCGGTGTCGGCAATCTGGCCCAGGGGGCTGCCTTCGCCTTTGACCATGCCGACCGCCAGGCCCTGCATGGTGTATTCGCCCAGGGCAGCGAAGACGCGGGACGGCGAGTGGATGTCCAGCTTCTCCTTGAAGAAGTTGATCGCACTCTGGCCGGCACCCATCACGGCATCTTTCACCGCGCCCAGTCGGCCGGTGATGCCGCGGACCAGGCCGTCCATGATCATGCCGCCGAGTTCGGTGAATTTGGCCGGGAGGTCGAAGCCGAAGTAGTCCAGCACGGCCGCGAAGGCCTGGTAGAAGAGGCCGACCGGCGAGAAGTCGAGGATCTGGCGGGCGATGCCGCCGATCCCACCGCTGACGCCTGCTGTGAGTCCATTGAGCAGTACGGCGCCGAGCTCGGTCAGCCGGGTGGGAAGCTCCAGGCCGAAATAATTCAACACGGCGGCGAAGGCACGGTAGAAGAGGCCGATCGGCGAGAAGTCCAGGATCAGCCCAGCGATGCCAGCAATACCACCCGTGGTTCTGGCCTTCATCTCTGCCCATACTCCTGCGAACCACGGACCGATTGTTTTCCAATTGGCGCAGATTAGGGCGCCGGCGGTGACCAGTCCGAACAGGACGGCGCCAATCGGGTTGGCGATCGCGGCGGCGCCGATCATGCGTAGGCCAGCCGCTACCAGGGGGAAAGCGCCCTTGCCCAGCTTGAAGAGTAGGCCCAGCAAGCTGGGCAGGCGGATACCCACCTGCGCGAGCATGAAGCGCAGCGCGAGGAAGGGGCCGAGCACGCCGGCGACGCCCAGGGCGACGGTACCGAAGGCGATCGACACTGCAGACAGCACCGCGGCCACCTTAACCAGGTTGCCGGCGAGGACCGGATTTTCGCGGGCCCAGGCGCCGGTTTTCCCGGCGAGGTCGCCCAGCCAGGTGATGATTTCCTTGAGCTGGGGCGCAACGGCGGCGCCGAAGTCGGCCTGGGCGTTGGTGAAGGCGCCGGTCGCGGCCTCCCAGGTGTTGGAGAGGGTGCCCAGCTGCTCGTTGACGCGCATCTGCAGGTCCGCCTGGGCCTGCATCTTGCCCTGGACTTCCTGATAGCCGGCCAGGCCCTTGGACATCATAGTGTTGAGCGCGGTGAGGGTCTCGGAGTCGTCGCCGAAGACCTGCTTCAGCACGCCCAGGCGGGTCTCGGTGTTGAGGCTCTTGAGCTTGTCCAGCTGGGCGTAGAGCTTCTCCATGCCGCCGAATTCGCCCTGGCCGTCGGTGAAGTCGAGCTTGATGCCCTTGTCCTTGAGGCCCTTGTTGGCCTTGCCGACCTTGTCGGTGTCCATGCCCATCTGGAAGATCTTGCGCAGGGCGTTGCCGGCGGCGCCGCCCTCCATGCCGGTCTGGTCGAGCTGGATCAGCAAGGGGGCCAGGGCGTTGGCCGCCTCCAGCCCCTCCTTTTTGATGATGTCCAGCGCCGGGCTGATCTTGCTGAAGCCTTCCAGCATGTTGTTGGAGTCGACGCCCAGGTAGAAGCCGCGCTGGATGGTGTCCATCAGGCCCATGAGGTCCTTCTCGCTGGTGCGGGTGGCATCCTGCATCTTGGCGGCGAACTCCGCCGCCTCGGTGACCGGCATCTTGAGCTGGACGCCCAGGTAGGCCGCGGCCTCGCCCATGCCGCCGAGGATGGTCTTGGCCGACATCCCCTGGCGCACCAGCATGGTCATCATTTCCTGGAATTCGGCTGTGGTACCGGGCAGGCGATCGCCCAGGCGCGTGGCCAGGTCGGAGATCTCCTTGAATTCCTTGGGGGCGGTGCCGTCGCTCAGCATCAGCGAGGCGCGCAGCTGGGTGGCGGCGTCCTCGGCCGGGGCGAAGGCCTTGATCATGCCCAGCACCGGACCGCCGATCGCGGCGCCGGTAGCGGCGGAGCTGGCCCCGGCCATGGCGGCATTGCCGGCCAGCTCCTGGCCGCGCTTGAGTTTGCCGCGGGCACTGGCCAGCTTCTCCTGGGTGCGATTGAGGCGCTCGAGCTTGCCCCGTTGGGTGTCGATCGCGGCATTGGCGCTGGTGAGTTGCGCCTGCAGCCGCGCCTGGGCGCTGCCAAGGTTACGGGCGTCGACGCCGGCCGAGCGCATGATCGGCAGGAGGCGCTGCAGCTCGGTGCGCTGGGCGGTGTGCTTGGCCTGGAGCTTGTCGACCGCAGCGGCCGCGTTGGCGAAGGTCTTCTGGAAGGCGGCGGACGGGGCGTCCATGGCCTTTAGCTGCTCGCGGTAGGACCGCAGCTTCTCCTGGCCCTTGGCCAGGGCCTCGGCGCTCTGGCGCACGGCCTCGCGCTGCCGCTGGTAGGCGCTGATGTCCTGCTGCTGCTGGTTCAGCTCCTTGACCCGGTCCCGGGCGGCCTTGAGCGCCCGGGCGGTCGCGTTGCCGCCCCCGGCGATGCGTTTGAGGGGAGCCGTGACCTTGTCTAGGGCGGACAGGAGGACGCGGATCTGCAGGTCATTGGCCATCGGGGGCGACTCGTTTGCGGGCGCGCTCGCGCCAGTCCATCAGTTCGGCCAGGCCCAGCTGGTCGAGCTGGGCTGGTTGCCAGTGGAAGCTGATGGCGAGGTCCGCCATCGCTTCCTCTACGCGGACGGGGAGAGCTCCGCCCTGACCGACTTCTTGAGCAAAAAACCGGCGATCTTCCCGCCGACGTCGACCAGGTCGGCCGGATCCATGGCGCGGACTTCGGCCTCCGTCAGGCTGGGGATGCTGATGCGCGGGGTCACACGCATGATTGCGGCGACGTCCAGCTGCAGCAGCTCGGCGAGGGAGACGCCGCGCAGCTCGCCGGCATTGGGCTTGCGCAGGGTGATCTGGGCGATGGTGGTCTCGCCGCGGGTGATGGGTTGATCGAGGACGACAACGTTGTCTTGGGTGGTATCGCTCATGGTGGTACTCCAGGTAATAGGCTAGGGCTGGCCCGCCACAGCGGGCCGAAGAGAGGAGAAATCAGATACCGAGGGCGGCGCGCTGCTTGGCCAGGCGGTCTTCACCGCCGATGGTCTCGACGAAGTTGAGGAGGTCGATCTCGATCACGGTCGCGCCCGCCACGATCAGCTTGTAGTAGCTGCAGGTGGTGGTGATCTTGTGCTCGGTGTCCTCGCCCGGAGTGGCCTCGCCCATCTCGATGGTTTCGTGACGGCCGCGGACCACGATCTCGACGGCGGTGTCCTCGCCGGTGTCGTCCTGCTGGTAGGTGCCGGTGAAGCGCAGGGGTACGGCTGCGGCGCCCACGGCGCCGAATTGCTTTAGGGCGGTGAGATCCAGTCCGCCCAGGGTCCACTCCAGCTGGATGCCGTCGTCGGAGAAGCCTAGATCAGCCTTGACCGGGCCGTTCATGCCGGCGCCGCGGAAGGCTTCCATCTTGCGGCCGAGGGTCGGCAGGGTGCAGGACTTGGCGACGCCCAGGTAGGAGTGGCCGTCGTTGAAAAGCATCATGTTCTTGAGTTTGCGGGGCATGGCCATGGGGGCAGCTCTCCAGAGGGCGCCCAAGGGGGCGCCGGATATTCAGGATGGGGATCAGGCGTTGACCCGGCTGGCGAAGTCGACCAGGAAGCGGTCAGTGATGCGCTGGCGCAGGGTCAGGTCTTCCAGCGGCGGGACCGGCGTGTAGTCGTAGTCCAGGAAGAGTTTGCCGGCCTTGAGCGTCTCCTTCTCGTTGGCGTCGGCGTCGTACCAGCACTCGCCGCCGAGCAGGTAGCCTTGGCGAGTCAGCTCGCGGAACTTGGCGTTGATCCCCTCGACGATGTCGCGCACCAGGCTCGGGTGCATCGGGCGGTCATTGGCCCAGAAATGCGCCTCGGCCATGGTGTCGGCCAGCACCTGGGCGGTGCGGGTGTAGTTCTCGAAAGCGAAGAGCGGATCCTCGCTGGTGGTGCGCGAGCCCCAGAAGCGGTAGCCGTCGTGGTTGATCAGCGTGGTCACCTCGTTGCCGTTGAGGTAGTCGCTGTCGGTCGCGGTGTTCTGTAGATCCCAGAAGACGTCCTTGCTGATGCCGGTCACGCCGTCCACGGCCACGTTGGACAGGGTCTTGTGCCAGCCGGTGCTCTGGTCCAGCTGGGCGCGCAGGCCCAGGGCCCGGGCGGTGGCGTTGGCGGTCACGGTGGTGTTTTGGACGGTGGACCAGGCCAGGAAGTCGGGCCAGTGGAGCATCAGCTCACGGGCGCCGAACTGGTTGCGGTAGGCGACGGCCTCTTCCTTGATGGCGCAGCCGTTGCAGTTTGCATAGACGAAGCCGCGCAGCTGCTTGGCGATGGCCACCATGGCGGTGGTGACGGCCTGGGTGTCGAGCCCGGGCACGCCCAGGATGCGCGGCGTGATGCCCAGCTGGGCCTTGGCCGCGAGCAGCGCCTTCATGCCGGTGTAACGGCCCGCGGCCACGCCGCCGATGATGTTGCTCTGCAGCTCGGCCGCATTGGCGCCATCGGCCACGCGGACCACGACGGTGACAGGCTTGGACTGGTCGGCGATCGCCTGCAGCGACTCAGCCAGGGTGCCCTTGGTGCCAGCCTTATCGACAGCGCGTTGGACGTTGGTTAGCAGGACGGGGGTGTTGAGTGGGAATGCGGCGGCATCGGCATCGCTGCCGGTGCAGACCATGCCGATGACAGCGGTGGAAACGGTGGAAATGGAGCGAGTGCCCTGATTGATCTCGAGGACACGCACGCCGTGATGGTAGTCAGCCATGAGGGGTTGCCTGCGCAGGTGGGTAGGTGACGCTGAACAGGCTGGCGGATCCGCGCGCGCGGGTCGCGGGGCGGGAGTTGTAGCGGAGCCCGCTACAAAATGCCGACCGCCATCAGGCGGCCGGAGTGGGCTCCTGGTAGCCCTGGGCGGTGAGGTAGCGATCGGTGGCGGCAGGATTGGGGCTGGCTGGCCAGTCGCTTTCGGCTGGGACGGCGCCGATGGTGTCCACGCGGTTGAGCAGCACCCGATAGGTCTTCCAGGACTTGAGCGCCTTTGTCTCGACGTCGCTGGCAATCTCCAGGTCCGCGGCATCCTGCAGGGCGTTGACCTGAGTGCTGGCGTACTGCAGCAGCAGGGCACGCTTGCGGGTGGCCAGGTCCTTGGCCGCGGCCAATTTCGCTGCCTCATCCAGCTGCCACTGCCCATCCGCCCATTTGTCGTAAGCTGACTCGGGCGCGGTCAGGGTGTATTCGGCAGGCAGGGCACCCAGTAGCAACCAGGTGCGCGGCTCGCCAGTGGCGGTGTGGTAGACGGTGCTACCGCGGTGGTCGGCGACCACAGTCCAGGCGCCGTCTTCGCGCACGACCGCCTGGCCCTGGCCCGCGATTGGCGGGGCATCAGTGACGCTATGCGCCGGTAGTAGCCAGACGCCCGGCTCCAGGGGGCTGGGATCGGCCTGGCAGGTGCCGAGGTATTCGCCCGTGGCGGGATCGATGTTGAACGCCTGGGGCGCGATCTGGCTGATCCACCAGGGGGCGAGGTCCTGGTCCTGAGCGTTGTCCAGCTGCAGGTCGGTATAGGGCGCTAGGTTGTCGTTGGTCACGGTGCTAATCCTCAGTACTTGATACAGGCCAGCATGGCCACGTTGCGCGGGCGCGCCTCAGTGCCACCAGAGGCAGCAACGGTGATGGCGTGCGTGTGATCGCCGGCTACCGAGGACGGCAGCACCACGTTGTCGTTGTAGTAATTCTCATCACCATAGACCAGGTTCCCAGCGCCCTCAGGCGCGCGGTCGCCTTTCACCGACGTCGTGTGGCTGTGAGCGCCTGCATTCGCGGCGGTTGCCGTGTGCGAGTGGTTCAGGTTCTGGCTGGCTTGGTTGCTATTGATCATTCGGCCGCCGTCGACGCCGCGCCCGTCGTCCCAGCCGCGCAGGAATTCGCCGCGCAGATCGGGCAGAGCAAACGTGGTCGACCCGTCCCCCGGCCCGAAGGCGGTGCCGATCGCCGCAAAAAGGGCCGCGTAGGTCGTGCGGCTGACCAGTGCGCCGTTGGCTTTGAGGTAACCCCCCGGCGCCGCGCTCATTGGGAAGAAGTCGATAGCACCGACCCGATCGCCGATCTCATTGCCGACCCAGCGAGTGGATGCCGCGTTGTTGCTACGGTCGCCGGAGACAACGGTCAGCGTCTCCAGGCCCGCGGACATGGCTACCCTTCCGGTGGACAGGTTCACGGCGAAGGGCCGCAGGCTGTTCCAGGCGCCGTAGGCATCGCCCTTGTTGGTCAGCAGCAGGTACAGCGCAGTCCCATCGTTACGCCAGAAGTTGCCGTAGTCGCTGCCGCACTGACGCCAGGCGTTTGCATTGGTCGACTGGACCTCGCCGTTGAAGCGCTTGAGGCCGTTGATGCCCTGGTCGCCTTCGCTGGTGAGGATCTGGCCGGTACGGCCTGCTGGCAGCGAGGCACCGCCCAGCTGGACCTCGCCTGCGGTGGAGATGCCGAGCCAGCCGACTCGGCGATCCTTGGCGGTATCACCAGGCGGCGTGTAGTAGAAACGTATGCCCCAGCCGCCAGCGTTGTCCTGGACCGCTTGGTAGGACGCCACGATATAGCCGCCGCTGTTGGCCACTTCCAGGGCAACGTGGCCGGTGGGCTCCTGGTTCTGCAGGTAAACGCTTTTCCAGCCGTTCGCCGGCGACTTGCCTGCTATCCAGTGGCTGACCTCGCCTGCGAGATCGGCAAACCGGCCACCTGTCGCCACCTTGGCCAACTGGTCAACGAAGACGTTCTCCCGCCAGGGGTACCAGTTGCCATCGTGCCGCACGCGAACGAACGTCCGGCCGCGGCCGCCAGCGCTTCCGAAGATCTCGGTGGCGTACTGCGTCAGTCGGGCATAGGCGCCGCCCAGGCCATGGGTGAAGACCTCGAACGCGACCTGGGTGGCATTTGCCGCGCCGGTCACCGGCCAGTTGTAGGTGGCGGCATTCGACGCGGCGCCTTCGCAGCGCATCAGCCCGCCAACGGGCGCGGCGTTGAGGTTGGTGGTGTTGCCTTGCACCGCCTCATAGCCCGCCAAGCCGTAGGCGGCCAGCAAGGCCTGGACGAAGGCGGTGGTCGCGATCTGGGTGGTGTTGGTGGTTACGCTTGCTGTGGGCGCCTTGGGCGTACCGGTCAGGTTCGGCGACTCGCTGTTGGCCTTGAGCCCCAGCGCCGTGGCCATATCGGTGGCGTAGTTCGGGTTATTGCCCAGGGCGGCAGCCAACTCGTTGAGCTGGTTGAGCGCTTCGGGAGAGCCGTTGACCAGGGCAGCGATCGCGGCCTGGACAAAGGCCGTCGTGGCGATGCTGGTGTCATTGTCGCCGGCAGACGGCGTTGGAGCGCGCGGGTCGCCCGTCAGCACCGGCGAGTTGAGCGGTGCCTTGCTGTCGTCGGTGATGGCGATGTTCGCCGTGCCGTCGAAGAGCACGCCGTTGATGGTCCGGGCGGTGGCCAGCTTGGTAGCGCTGGGCGCTTGGCCGGATCCGTTGCCAGTACCGCCGTTGGCGACAGGCAGGAAGGAGGTGGCGGCGGTGGCACGCCCTTTCTTGTCGAGCGTGATGCCGCCATAGGTCCCGGCAGCGACGCCGGTGTCGGCCAGGGTCACGGTCAGGGACAGATCAGCGCTGCCGTCGAAGGTCCCAGTGGCGGTGGCGTCGCCGGTGAGCTTGACTGCGCGGGAGGTGGCCAGCTTGACGGCCACCGCAGCATTGCGTGCTCCGCTGAGCAGGCCATCCACCAGGCCTTTGAGGTACTTGGTGCGGTTGGCCAGCTGCAAGCCCTGGCGGTTGGATAGCCCATCGGGGCCGCCGACCACCGGATCGGTTTTCTCGATCTGGTAGACGCCATCCTCCCACTGCTCTTTTTCGGTGAGGTTCGTCATCAAGCGACTCCGTAGGTAAAGGTCCCGTCGTAACGGAAGGTGCCGCTGTGATCGTTGAGCGCAGCGGTGAAGTTAAGGGCAATGAGCTCGCAACGCGCCGGGGCGACGTCGGCGAGGGTTTGGCGGATACGCACGGCCTGGGCCACGCTGATGGGCTGGGTGACGTACACGCTGTACTTAGCCCAGTGCCCGTCGTGGCCGTAGAAGTTGTCGCCGCTATAGGAGCGGCTGCCGTCATAGAGGCCACCGGTGGCGCCCTCGATGAGGGTGAAGGCCTCGGAGCCCAGCAGGTTGGTCAGGGCGCGGCGGACGGCGCCGCGGGTGCCCTTGTGCCGGTGGACGGTGACGGAATCGGCGATGATCTGGCGCTTGGCGTCCTCGCCCCAGTTGGCGTCCCAGTCATCCACCGAGACCGCCCAGGCCAGCCAGGGCAGCACCGCGGCCGGGCACTTCCAGGGGTTCCACAGATCCCGGATCGGGACCGGCAGCGCATCGATACCGGCGCCGCTGGCGGCGATCGCACGCTCCAGGGGCAGGCTGTTGGGCGGCAGCAGGACGCTACTCATCGGTGCCGCCCTGGATCAGGGTGATGCCAGTGCAGTAGGCGGCCTGGTGCTGGGCGACCTCGAGGTCGGCGGCCGGGCTGGTCAGGATGACGTTCTGCACGCCGCTCTGATGCAGCGCGGCGAACAGGCCCGAGCGGGAGACGTCCTGGCCCATGGCGTGGCGCTCGGCCACGTAGGCCTTCGCCTTGGCCAGGGCCGCGGCTTGCACGACGGCCATGTCCGGGCCGCTGTAGAAGATCAGGGTGGCCGCTACCTGGTAGGGCAGGATCTCGGCGGCGACCACTTCGACGGTGTCGCAGAGCGGCCGGACGTCTTCGTCGTTGAGCGCCGCGGTCACGGTGGCCAGTAGCGCGGCGCTCGGCGTGCCGTCGCCCTCGGTGCTCAGAACCACAACCCGCACGGTGCCTTGGAGGGGGCGCAGGATGGCCACGTCCTTGACCTTGGCCGAAGCGGACAGCGCGTGATAGCGGTAGGCGTTGCGCGGACCGGCGGTGGTGAAGCCTTCCAGGGCGAGCTGGGTCCGGTACCGCAGGCGATCGTCCGTCTCATAGACGGCGGGGATGGCCGGGGTGACGCTGTTGTCGGCCGGTGTCACCAGCAGGCGCTGGACGCCGTACCAGGCGGCGACGTTCTCGAGGTCCGCACCGGTGGCGTAGGCCAGCATCACGGCCTTGGCGCCGTCGTTGATGCGCTGGCGGAGGATGAGCTCGCGATAGGTGTTCTCCTGGAGCAGCTTGTTCAGCGGCTGCGACTCCAGCTCCAGGCGCGCGGCGATATTGGCCTGCTCGGCAGCCGGGTACAGGCTGACCAGGCGGGCCTTGCGGGCGGCCAGCAGGGTCTCGAAGTCCAGGGACTCGACGACGTCAGGCAACGGCAGGAGGGAAAGGTCGATCATGCGAGGCCTCCAAAGACCAGGGGGGCGCGCAGGCTGACGGCGGCGTTGGTGACGGTGCTGTAGCCCTCCAGGTCGACGAAGGCCTGGCCCGGGGCATCGCCCAGGGTGAGCGCGATGCGGGTGAGATTGAGCCGCGGCTCCCAGCGCATGAGGGCGATCACGGCCACGGCCTTGGCCTGCAGCGCGGTGGCGTCGTTGAACGGCTGATCGATCAGGCTGAACAGGTCGCAACCATAGGGGCGGCGCATCACGCGGGTGCCGATCGGCGTGGTGAGGATGTCTCCGACCGACTGCTGGAGCTCCTCGAGCTCGGTGACGGCCAGGCCCGTTGCGCGGCTCATCATGGCGTAGGCGCTCCGGTCTTGGCGTTGCCGACCTGGACGCCCCCGTGCGGGTGCTTGACCAGGCTGATGCCGGCGGCGACGACGTCGCGGGTCACGGTCACCAGGCCGTCGATGTCCACGTTGCCCTGCAGCTTGAAACCGCCCGGGGCGACGATCTCGACACGTCCGCCGGCGGGCAGGGTGGCCAGCAGTTGGTGGGCTTCGCTGTCGTACTCGACGACGGCGCCGTCCGGGTAGGTGCGGCGGTGCAGACCGGCGCGATCGCCGTTGGCAGGAATGAGGGCGCTGAACAGGCCGCCGATGGCGATGCCCTGGGCAGTCTGGCCGCTAGGGCTGAAGACCAGGACCTGCTCGCCCACGGTGGGCGGATCCCAGTCGCGGGTAGTGCCAGCGCGTAGGGCGGTCCAGGGCAGCCAGCCGGTCAGCAGGTTGCCGCTCTGAACCCGAACCCGGGCAGGGCGTTTGTCTGGGAGACTACCATGGTCGACCTCGGCAACGGTGCCGAGGCGGATCAGGTTCTCGATGAGGCGGGAGAGGGCGGCGATATCGGTCATGCCGCAGAGGATGGCGGCCGCGCGCGAGCTGTGCAGCAACCAGCCCTTGTAACCGGGCTAGTTACACTTCAAAGTGTGTGCGCGAGATGCGGAGAGACCGCCGAGGAGGTGTCTCCTAATTGTCTAGCTTAGTAGCCATATAAACGGAATTTCATCATGCAGGTTTTGGCTAAAGAATTTAAGTGTCTTTTAAATAATGCCTTTCGCAACGAAGGTTTCGCGGGTACAACAAATTTCTACAAGCCGATTGATAATGACTGGTATGCCGGCATGTCGGTTGCTATCGGTAAGTGGTATGGTTTTTATTGGGTTAACTGCAATATAGGCATTCAATGGGTGCCCGTTGAGAGGTTGTGCGCTACTTGTATGGGCTATAAGTACAACAAGCAATTTATGTCATATGGGTATGGCGTCAAGGATGCGACGGGCGCCAAGCTGGATCTCAAATTCTCTGACTCAGATGGAGCGGCCAAAGCGGTAGAAGTCGCTTTGCATATGTGGCGGGAGAAAATTAGTCCTTATCTATGCACGATGGCGAATGAGCGAGAGGCAGAGCGAAAGGTCAAAATTGCTATCGGAATGATGGGCGGCAATCCAGAACGATATGCCACTATATTGAAACATACCAATCAGCACGACAAACTTGAGGCGTTTTTGAACGACTTTGGTGAGGGTTTAGTGGCTATGGACCCAGAATGCTATCACCAAGAATGGGAGCCCTTCGTTTCGCGCCTTAAATTTAATAATTCCTATAGTTGATCTGTCAGTTCTTTGCGGCATAGATGGTCTCCAAGCCATCCAATATTTTGTTGCGCACCTGGTTTAGATCTTCGTCCGATAGGCCGAGCAATTCACGCTTTGCGTAGCGGACCTCGGGGGCTCTGCGCTCGGCGCGGTCTTTCAATCCGTACTGGTGAACGCGGGCGATGCGAGCGACGCGACCGGCGAAGCCGATCACCGCCTGTTGCGGCGAACCCTTGGCCTTGAGGTAGCGGGCCATCTTGAGCTTCTCGAACATGCGCCGCTTGATGCGCCCCTTCTTGCCACGCAGATCCCGCGGCTTTCGTGCCTCGAACGGTGAGCCATCCGGGTTCACCTGGCCGCGGATCCGCTGCTGCTGGCTGCGGCGCAGCTGCTGGGCGGCCTTGCGGGCCAGTTGGGCCCGGCCGCGGCCGTCGAGCTTCTGCAGGAGCGGCGAGAGCCAGGTCTCCAGCGCTTTGAGGTCAGCCACGGCTGCGGCCTGGGTGAGGCGTTTCCAGGGCCAGAGCGTCGCCGGCGGATCCCGATTGCCATTCGGCCAGCAACTCGCCATCAGCGAAGACCTGCCAGGTGCCTGGCTCCTGGTACTCCGTGCAAGGCCGCTCTGGTGCGTGCTCAAGCTGATAGGTGTCGTCCGGCTGGCGTTTCACGACCACGCGCTCAGTGAGCGGCAGGGTGATCGCCAGATCCACCTTGGAGTTGTCCAGGATGTCGGCCTCGAATCCGATCCCCTGGGCGGACTTGTCCAGGTTGGCCAGCAGCTCGGACTGGTTCGTCCGGACCCAGGCCAGCAGCGGCAGCATCACGGCGTCCGGGTGGCCGGCGAAGTCGGTGAGGATGATCTGCAGCTCGTAGCCGTACTCCCAGGACAGGCTGGCCGCGGCGGTGCAGCGCAGCTTGCCCTTGTCGATGAAGACCAGCAGCCGGTCAGGGCTGTGGCGCAGCTCCGGCACGGCGGCGAGCAGGTGAGCGCGCAGGCTTTCGGGCTTGTTCATGGGCGGGCCTGCTGGGCGTCGTAGACCATATCGACCTGGGCCGCGCAGTCGGCCCAGGCAGCTTCCAGGACCTCGCTGTCGTCCAGGAGCTCGCCGTTATTGCGCGGGGCGGTCGACGGCAGCTGGCAGCGCGTTACCACTGGACAGCCATTCACGGTAAGCCGTGGCTCCGGTGAGGACGGGCCGTTGGCGCAGCCGGCGAGCAGCAGTAGGCAGAGGCTGGCCAGCCCAAGCCTTGAGGTCGGCGTTTTCATCTTCGAGCTCCTGGATCCGGCGCTTGCGGACATCGATCTCGCGGCGCAGGTCTGTCTGGGTGGTCTGCAGCTGGGCCTGAACGGCCCGCTGCTTGGTGAGGGTTGCGGTGAGGTGGTCGCGCTCGCCGGTCAGCTGGGTGACCTGGTCCTCAGCAGCCTCGCGCTTCTGGTTGGCCTGGTCGATGCGCAGGCCCTGCCCATAGAGGGTCAGGCACAGCACGGCGATCGTCAGGGCCAGGGCGAGCGCGAAGAGCGACTTCTCCTTCCAGCTGATCATTGGCGGTACCAGCCAGCGCGGTTCATCGCCGCCTGGTCCAGGTGCTCGAGCTCGCCGATCACCACGACAGCCCGCACGCCCGGCTTGGCGGTCTGGATGGCTTCACAGAGACGCTCGGCCTCTTCAAAGGACGCGCCGGCCGGCAGGATGAAGACCTCCCCATCCTGCGGCTCCAGGCGCTGCACGCCGGTGACCGGTATCATGCGGCGTCCTTAGCCGGGGCGGCGGCGCTGTAGCGAGCGAAGGCGCGCTCGAGCTTCACGTCGTAGAGATTGCGGGCGTAGGCCGGGCCGTTGTAGCCGCGGGCGAAGTCGGCCCACTTGCCAGCCTTGAGCGCCTTGAGCAGCGCGGGCTCCGCCTTGACGAAGCGGACGAAGGCGTCCAGCTGCTCGGCTTCGCTGGCCTGCATGCGGGTGACGAAGTCCTGGACGCTGGCATAGCCGAGGTCCTGCCAGTGGTAGCCCATGACCTGGAACAGGCCCCAACTGCACGACTCCAGCGCGCAGGCCTCGTCGATCTGCCGGGCCGAGGTCAGGCGCTGCCACTCGGCCGCGCCGCCGGCGTAGCCGCCGGACTTCGGGTTGATCAGGTTCGGGTTGAGGGCTGCCAGGCGATCGGCCTCGGCCTGGCCGTGAGCCTTGACCAGGCGCTGGTAGAAAACGTGGCGCTCGAACAGGATCACCACCTTGCCGTTGTCCAGGAAGCCCTCGCCCTTGGACTCGACCTCATTGACCGCCTGGACGGCCGCGACGGGGACGCCCAGGGTCTTGGCCGCGCCCTCAAGGTCGGCGAAGCCCAGGTGCAACGGGTCGCGCTTGCCCAGCAGGGCGGCGAAGGTCTTCGGGCCCGCGATGCCATCGGCCACCAGGCCGACAGAGCGCTGGAAGGCTTCAACGGCGTGCTCGGTGCCTTCGTCGAAGTCGCCGTCCAGGTCGACGGTGAAGCCGGCCGCGGCCAGAGCTTTTTGCAGGTCGCGCACCGCCAGGCCGTGGGCACCGATGAGCAGGATCTTGGGCTGGTTCATCGCGTTTCCACCTTACGTTCGACAAAGCGTTTGGCCGCGGCGCGAGTGCCCTCGACGCCCAGCAGTCCGATGATTCCGCCCCAGAAGGGGCCGGTGCTGGCAGGGATGCCTAGCAGGGAGAGGCCATGGCTCGCCGCCAGGGCCAGGGCGCCGCAGAGGGGCGCTTCGAGCAGCACGCGGCGCAGGGTGCCGCCGCCGTAGGCGATGCGCAGGGCGGCGATGACGCCAGCCACCAGCCCGGCATAGAGCGCAGGCCAGTTGTGTTCGAGCCAGGCGGCGAGCCAGGCCCAGGTGTCGGGACGGTCGGGCATATTAGGTTTCTCGTGCATGGGGTCAATCCCAGAGGTTCACCGGCTGCTGCGCGGCGATGCCGGCAGAGGCTTGGGCGGGGGCGTCTGGCAGGGATATAGGGGTACCGATCGGCAGGATGGGGCCGAGCTCCGCCAGGCCCGGGTTGGCTTCGAGCGCGGCCTCGGTGACGCCCTGGGTGCGTCCGTAGTGCCGCAGGCAGATCCGGTCCAGGGTGTCGCCTTGCTGGGCGCGCACAACGGTGGCCATCAGATGAGCTCCACGGTGGTCCGGGCCAGGCCCAGGAAGTCACGGATGGCCCAGCGCTGATCACGCCGGTATTCGTCGATGGTGGGTGTCTGCGCCTCGACGTCCTTGTCGCCTTTGCCGGTGCTGTCGTAGCTGCGGTATCGCTCGGCGACCTCGGCCGCGGTGGCGGCATCGATCGCACGCAGGTAGAGGTGGGCACGCTCGCTGACGCCGTCGACCTGAGCCCCGGGCACGGCGGCCAGAGTCGCGTGGCCGCGGGTGGACTGGGCGAAGCGGTAGCCGGCGAGCTCGCGGTTGACGCCGATGGCTGCGGCGATCACCGCCGCTTTCAGCTTCTCCGTGCTGACGCTGCTGTCGATCCGCAGCCGCGCGCGGACCTGGTCCAGCTCGATCGCCGGCCAGAAAGGGTCGGACACCACCTGACCACTGGCGACGGTGCCGCCTGCAACGAATCCGCTCATAGTGCTGCTCTCGAATGGGTCGCCGGTGGTCGGGGCTTCACGGTCCCAGGCGAGGCCTGGCCGATCCGCCCGAGCCGGCGGGGTTGCGGGGGACCGCTCGGTTAGCCGCCAGGGGCGGCATGTTTCTTGGCCAGGCGCTCAGCCCGTTCCAGGTCTTTCTTACCGCCGCAGCGATCGTGCAGGCCGATCGCCTTGCGCAGCATCTCGATCGCCGAGACCAACTGGCCCGGTCGGCCGGGCCGATCCTCGTCGACGTCGGCCAGCTCAGCCCGGCCAATGGCCAGATAGAGCTTGGCGCGCGCCTCGTCGGGCATGTCATGCTCATCGGTGAGCAAGGCGGTGCGGATCAGGATGTCCAGATCGAAGGTCTGGCCGGCCTTCTGCGCCGCGAGTGCGCCTTCGGCGACTTCCTCGGCGATCAGGCAGCCCGGGGTGCGCTCGAAGCGATCGGGCATCAGCAGGCCGTGGCGCAGCACGTAGGCGGCGATGTCCAGGGCGCCTGCGAACTCACCGGCATCGATGCGCCAGATCATCACCGTGACCAGCACCTCGTCCTGGGCACCGTTGCCGCCTTCGAGCACGCCGCTGACATAGTCGGCGTAGGCGCCGAGCAGCTGTCGCTTGAGCTCGGCCTTGGCCTGGGTGGATTGCACCTGCTTGAGCCGCAGCCGGTCCTGCAGCAGCTGGGCTAGCTGCTGCTCGTACACGGTGCGGCCCGCCATGCTGTCGGCCGGACCGGCGGTCGCGGCGGCGAGTGCCGCTGCAGCTGCCTGGAAGTGGCTTTTCGCGGGAGAGGAGGCCATGGCTTACACGCCCGTCACGATGTTTTCGATCAGGCAGCCGAAGCCGTAGTCCTCGACCACGTAAGCGTCGTTGCTCGACTCGTAGTTCTCAATACGGTTCTTCTCCGGCGCCTCCTTGACGAAGCGGCGGCGGCCACCGGTTTGGTAGTAGAGCGACAGATTCTGCAGTGAGGTGATGAGCATCCCATTGTCCGGGCAGTAGGGCACCTCCACCGGCTGCAGGCCGCCCATGCGGCGCTGGGCCAGGATCACGTCGGTAGCCAGCTTCTCGGAGGCGGGTTGCTCCTTGTTCACCAGCGGGAAGTACTTGTCGTGCACCAGGTCGCGGCCGAGGATCACCACCAGTCCTGGATCCTTGCGGAACCAGGGGTCGATCAGGTTGCTGACTGCGTCGAAGACCAGGGCGTCCAGGTTGTTGTAGTCGGCGTCGCTGCCGGTACCGATCACGATCTTGCCTTCGGCCTTGCCCGACTTCAGCACGCGCTGCGGTGCATTGCTGCGGTACTGCTGCAGCCAGCCGATGTTCACGTCCTGGAGCAGTGGATTGGTGGCGCGGTTGGTGGTGGCAGCGGCGGTGGTGCCGTTGAAGCCGATCATCAAGCGGTCCAGGGCCTGCCGCTTCACGATGGCGTCACGCAGGCGAGACTGAAAGTCGGGGAATTTGGCCCAGCTATCCAGCAGCTGGTAGGTGATGGCGGTATCGAAGTCGGTCTTCTTGCACTCGTAGCCGCGATTGTCGAGCGCCTGCATCTCGCGGGGTTGGCGGGTGGCGGTACCGCTGGTATCGGTGCGGCCCGCGATGGTGCCGGAGACGCCCAGACCAACCTTTTCACCCATCAGCTCGTCGACGGGGATGATATTGACCTTGCTCAGGAAGTCGCTGGACTCCTGGATGCGGGTTTCCAGCTTCTGCTGGACGGTAGGCGCCACGGCGAAAGTCGCCGCGGAGGAGGAGACGCCGGACAGCTTGGCGACCTGCTCCAGGTATTGGTTGAACAGCACACGGGTATCGTTACGCATGGATCTCTCCGGGAAAGTGAACGGCTGATCAGCAGTCGGTCAGGTTCTGGCCATCGCCGCCGGTGACCGGAGGGCGCTTGGGTTGGTTGGGGTCTTGGGTCTGGCTGAGCTGCAGCTGCAGGGCGGCGAAGTCGGTCTGCAGCTGCTGGTGCTTGCCCGTCAGCTCGGTGAGGGTCGCCTCGGCGCGGGTGAAGCGCTCGTCCTGCTCGCGAACGTGCTCGGCCACGGCGGTGACCGCGGCGCCAAACTGGGCGAACTCACCCTGGGTCTGCGCCTCCTTGCCCTTTAGCAGTTCCTGGACCTTGGTGAAGAGCAGGGCGCCCAGGCCGGGCTTGTCCTCGACCTCGTCGAAGGTAAGGGCGGTCTCTTCGGCCACGGTGAAGAGGTTGTCCGCGTGCAGCTTGCGGCTGGCATAGGGGTTGGCCGCCGGATTGGCCGCGGCGAAGGACAGGACATCGGTACCCAGGCTGGCGGGGCTGTCGGTGATGCCCAGGCCGACCAGATAGGCGGCGCCGGTGTCGGCGAACTTGGGCGAGATCTCGACCGAGGTGTAGATCTTCTGCTTGGCCTTGTTCATGGCCACCAGGTCGGCGGTAGGCTCGATCTGGGCGAAAAGGGCCAGCTTCTTCTGGCCGTTGATCTCGACCTCTTCGGCCTTCACTGCGACCACGTCGCCGTAGGCCTTGAAGGGGCTGTCCGCCACGCTGCTGCGGATGTGCTCCATCCAGATGCGGGCGCCATAGGTCTTGGGGTTGTAGCTGGCCGCGGCCTGCTCGATCCAGGCGCGCTCGATTTGACGGCCATCGCTGGTGGCGCCCTCGACGGCGACGCGGAAGAAGGGAGAGCGAAGTTTCGGGGTCTTGGGGTCGGCCATGCCAGGGATCCTCAAAGGCTTAGCGGGAGTGCTTGGGCGATGAGGGGCATGGTCGGGACGCGCGCGCGTCCCAGCAACGAGGGGCCGTTGTAGCGGCGCGCTGTACAAATTCGCGCGCTATGGAGGAGGGAGCCGGGGCGGCAGTCTGGCGGCCATGAAAAGCCTACCCGAATCCAACTCCGTGCCTATCCCGTCCAACGACCTGCTGATGGACGTGCGCCGCCGCGCCAAGCATCTCTACTGGATGGGCTGGCGGGTGACGGAGATCGCCGAGGCAATCGAGGAGAAGGAAAAGACCGTCCATAGCTGGAAGGCCCGGGACGAATGGGATCGGGCGGACAACGTCGAGCGGATCGGCGGGGCGCTGGAGGCGCGCCTGGTGCAGCTGATTCTCAAGGACGCTAAGTCTGGCGGCGACTTCAAGGAGATCGACCTGCTGCACCGCCAACTGGAGCGGCAAGCGCGGATCCAGCGCTTCCAAGGCGGCGGTACCGAGGCCGAGCTCAATCCCAAGCTGGACAATCGCAATGCCGGGCCGAAGAAGAGGGCGGCGCGAAACGAGTTTACCGAGGAGCAGATCGAGGCCCTTGAAAGCGCCTTCCGCGATCAGTGCTTCGGCTACCAGCTGGACTGGTACCGGGCAGGCCAGCAGCGGACCCGCGCCATCCTCAAGAGCCGGCAGATCGGCGCCACCTTCTACTTCGCCCGCGAGGCCTTCCTGGACGCCCTAATCACCGGGCGCAATCAGATCTTCCTGTCGGCCAGCAAAAACCAGGCGCATATCTTCAAGGCCTATATCCAGGCTTTCGCGCGGGAGGTCTGCGGTGTGGAGGTGACGGGGGATCCGATCATCCTGGCCAACGGCGCCGAGCTGCACTTCCTGGGTACCAATGCCCGCACCGCCCAGGGCTACCACGGCAACTTCTACTTCGACGAATTCTTCTGGACCTTCCGCTTCGAGGAGCTGAACAAGGTGGCCAGCGGCATGGCCATGCAGAAGCAATACCGCCGGACCTACTTCTCGACGCCGAGCTCGATGGCCCATGAGGCGTATACCTTCTGGACCGGCGAGCGCTTCAATAAGGGCAAGCCGGTCGCCCAGCACCTCAAGCTGGACGTCTCCCACGACGCCCTGCAGCAGGGCCGGCTCTGCGAGGACCGGATCTGGCGGCAGATCGTCACCATCTTGGATGCCGAGGCCCGTGGCTGCGACCTCTTCGACCTGGAGGAGCTCAAGCTCGAATACTCGGCCGAGGCCTTCCAGAACCTGCTCATGTGCCAGTTCGTCGACGACGGCGCGAGCATCTTCCCCCTAGCCATGCTGCAGCCGTGCATGGTGGACAGCTGGGTCGAATGGGCCGAGGACTACAAGCCCTTCGCGGCCCGACCCCTGGGCGATCGCCCGGTCTGGGTCGGCTATGACCCCGCCGAGACCGGCGACACCGCCGGCCTGGTGGTGGTCGCGCCGCCGGCGGTGCCGGGCGGCAAATTCCGTGTGCTTGAGCGCCACCAGTTCCGCGGCATGGACTTCGCCGCCCAGGCCGAGGCGATCCGCCAGGTCTGCCAGCGCTACTGGGTGACCTACATCGGGATCGATGTCACCGGCATGGGCAGCGGCGTGGCCCAGCTGGTGCGCCAGTTCTTCCCAGGGCTGACCACCTTCAGCTACTCCCCTGAGGTGAAGACCCGCCTGGTGCTCAAGGCCTACGACGTGATCAAGAACGGGCGCCTCGAGTTCGACGCCGGCTGGACCGACGTCGCCCAGTCGCTCATGGCCATTCGCAAGACCACCACCGCCAGCGGCCGGCAACTCACCTACACGGCCGGACGCAACGACACCACGGGCCACGCAGATCTCGCGTGGGCCCTCTTTCATGCCCTGCACAACGAGCCGCTGGAGGGCCAGACCGGCCGCAACACCGGCGTCATGGAGATCTACTGATGAGCGATTCCACCGTCCTGGCCAGCCCGGCCGTCCACGCGCCTGGCGTCGAGGCCTTCACCTTCGGTGACCCTTCGCCGGTGCTCGATGGCCGCGAGGTCTTCGACTACCTGGAGTGCTGGTTCAACGGCCGCTACTACGACCCGCCGCTGTCCCTCGACGGCCTGGCCAAGGCCACTCGAGCCAGCGTCTATCTGGACTCCGGCCTCAAGTTCAAGCGCAACCTCCTGGCCCGCACATTCATCCCACACCCGCTGCTGAGCCGCGCCGCCTTCGAGCAACTGGCCCTGGACTACCTCTGGTGCGGCAACGCCTACCTGGAGCGCCGCCAGTCACGCCTGGGCACGCCGATCAGCCTGCAGCCGCCGCTGGCCAAGTACATGAGGCGAGGGGAAGAGGGCCGCTTCTTCCAGGTGTGCGGCTGGCAGGACGAACACGAATTCGCCCCGGGCACCATCTGCCACCTGCGCGAGGCTGACATCAATCAGGAGATCTACGGGATGCCCGAGTGGCTCGCCGCCATGCAATCGGCGCTGCTGAACGAATCGGCCACGCTGTTCCGGCGCAAGTACTACAACAACGGCAGCCACGCCGGCTTCATCTTCTACATGACCGACGCCGCGCAGAAGGAGGAGGACATCGACTCCCTGCGCACCGCGCTGCGCTCCGCCAAGGGCCCGGGCAACTTCCGCAACCTCTTCGTCTACGCACCCAACGGCAAGAAGGACGGCATCCAACTGATCCCGGTCAGCGAGGTGGCCGCGAAAGACGAATTCAACTCGATCAAGAGCATCACCCGCGACGACATGCTCGCGGGTCTGCGAATCCCGCCGCAGCTAATGGGGATCGTGCCGCAGAACGCGGGTGGTTTCGGCTCGATCAAGGAGGCTGCGGAGGTGTACTCCGCTAACGAACTGGAGCCGCTGCAGGCGCGGCTGGCTCAGGTCAACGACTGGCTGGGTGAGGAGGTGATCCGCTTCCGGCAGTATGAGTTGGTCAACACTTCAAATTAA